AGGATGTAAACGTCGCAGGCCATCGAGGGCTGCAGCGCATAGTTTGAAACAGCAGTGACGTGCAGCTGGTGGCCACGGGCAAGCGCTCGGTCGAGGATGCGCTGGGCAGCTCCAGGACCGGGGTAGCTGGTCTCATATTCCAGGCGGCGAACTTTGCTAAAACCATCAACGCTGGCAATGTCGTAGGTGCTCAAGGCAGCGCCGGCGGCAGTGGTCCAGGTGTATTTGATGACGACGGCGTCAAACCAATCCTGGCCATCGCGGTCGATGATGTCGTCCAAGCCCTTGATGGTTTCGATGCTCCAGAGCTCAGCGAGGCCCGGCTGTGTAAAGGTGTCGTCGATGAGGTGCCAGAGGCGCTGCTCATCGCAGTAAAGTTTCAGGCCGGCTTCTTGCAATAGTGGTGTGAGGTAGTCCCAGGCGCTTTGCCCTGGTAGCCAGATGACAGCGGTGGCATCCATGGTGGCATCGGTGAGACCCTCGGCCAGGTATCCACCGATGCGGGCCAGGACCTGTTTGATAAGGGGGCGCAGTTGTAAAGAGGTCGGGGCAAAATTGGTGGAGGACACCAGCGCATAATCTTGCAGGAGAGCTTCATCGGTGGCCAGGGTTAGGGACAGCGTGCCCTCGGTGAGATTACTGCTCAGGGATCTGATACCCAGGTTGAAACCGCGCTGATAGTTGTTGTTGATGCCGTCGGGATATGACCGGGTATATTTTGCGGATATTTGCCACAGGGATTGCGCAGCCCAGGCAACACTCACGGCGGCCAGGGTGAGGGCGCCATACAAAGTGGAGAGGGTGGCTAGCTTATTGGCCTGGGCGGTGTTGTAGGGGGCGAAATACCATTCCGAAATCTTTGCTACCCGCTTTATGGCTTTTTGTACGCTCGTTGATGCTTGAGGCAACGCCGGGTTGCTCCACGCATAAGAAGCATCGAGGGTCGCCGGTAAAGAGCCGTCAAAATAAGCGCCAACAACGGAAGAGTTTTCAAGAAGTAGCGCGTCTACTAGAAATGTGTGTGCGCCGTTTGTCCCGTTAGAAACGCTAAGCCTAGATTTTACCCCAGAGGCGCTGAAAGTTCGAGACACCGACAGTCTTTGCCATGTACCATCTGCTGTAATGATTGCGCTTGCACTAGGTGTCCCTATGAGCACGTTTGCAGAAGTATATTCGGCCAGTCGGATATATAGCTTCTTCCCGACTTCGCCTTTTACGTAAGCTGAAGTCGTATGGGTCGATGAGGCTAAAACTGTTGTATAAGAGTTAAGGTATAGCGAGTAATTTAGCGCGGCCACAGTTACCCGCGCGCAGGAGCTCCCAATATAAAAATCTGTTGTTACCCGTGTGATTGTTCCATCTGCAGCCCACCCGGTCGTTGCTAATTCAAAACTAGGATTAAGGAGAAGATTAGTTCGTTCAACGGTTCCGGTTCCCCCCCAGATAGCCGTTACACCGGCTACAGTTCCCCCCCCAAACGTTGCAGTTAGGGCCATGAGCTTATCGGAGATGCCATAGTCTTGGCGGGCATGCAGGCGCACGCGCTGCCCTTGGCGGGGGTCCAGTTGCTCCAGCACGGTGGGATCTAAAACGGTGGTGAGGGTAGCCTGGGCGTAGGGGCTCCAGGATTCATCCATGGTAATGGTGGCATCTTTGATGTCGATGGTTGTTTCTCCCACCCAGGCGGTGAGACTATGCGCGCTTACTGTCATGGCAGCACCTCGGCAAAGTCGGCAGCAACAACCCACAGGCCACGGGTGGCATCCTCTAACGCTGCGCCCAGAGTGCCGGCTGGGACAAAACGGAAACCATCCAGCCAGGTCTCGGCACCGGCGACGGTAAAGATGGCACCGGTGCCCAGCAGGGCGCGGGCAGCGTCGGCAGCTGTTGCGGAGAGGAAAAGCAGCTGCAGGGTACCGGTGCGAGCGCTGGCAGGTTTGAGGGTGACGTCAGGGTCTGGGCGGTCCATGATGGCGTGCACCACAGTGCGAGATTCTTGGTTACTGCTCCAGCCCAGCACCAGGTGCGGGGCAATGGTGTTGATGCCGGAGGTGATTGTCGTTGTCATTAGTCGACCCTTTGCCCTTGGCGGTTATACGCTTCGACGGTGACGCGCACTTTTTGGTTGACAATGCCGTCTTTAATGGCCCGGTTGACGGCGTCGATGTCGTTCTGGCTGACCTCGGGCGCGATGGTGGCCTTAATGGGTTTAGCGAAGGCTTCATCGATGACAGTCTTGGCAGCGCCAGAGGATTCGCTGGCCGATTCGGTAAGAAACTTCTTCATCGCTGTTTTTTGGCCGGGGGTTGCCTTCTCATAGCCGGCCATCCACACCTCGGCAGCATCCAGGCCCAGGGCATCCAGGGCGGCGCGTTGCTCACCGGTGAGGTCGCTGGCGGTCACAGAGTTTTGATAATCCAGCAGTGCATCGGCGCGGGCCTGCATGGCAGCCAGGTAGGCGTCGACGTCCAGGACACCAGACTCAGCATCTTTAAAGTCGGTGACGCTGGCGACAACGTCATCATAGGCAGTGTTGATGGAGGAGATGAGGGCAGCTTTTGCTTCCAGCTGCGGGCCACCGGATTCGTACCAATCTTTCTCTTCTTGGCGGGCAGCAGCCTCAGCCGTCTTGATGGCCTCCAGCTGGACTTTCTTCTTCTCTAACGCAGTGACCTCGGAGCGGCTGGCCTGATAGGCGGCGTTCGCGTTCTCACCCTGGGCAGCTGTGTAATCTTTCGCCGCTGCGATGAGGTCACCAACGCGCGCGATCTGGTCGCCTAGGGCATCGGTGCCCCCGGCGTAGGACTGAGCGAGCTGTTTAAAGTCCAGGCCCAGCTCTTTGGCAGTCTTGCGGATACCGGCCAGGCTCGTTTTGGAGGTGTCGCCCTCGGTAGCAAAGTCTTTGAGTTTGCCCACCATGTACTCGATGGAGACCGTTCCCAGGTCGCCAGTGTCGATGAGCTCCTTGCCCAGCGCTGCGATCTCTTCCTTGGCGGCCTTGGCTTGCTCTTCGTTGGCACCAAACGCGCTGGTCGCAATACCGATGCCGGCAGCTAGGGCCAGGCCTGCGACAGCGCCAGCAGGACCAAAGCCAGAGAGGGCATTGGCGGAGACCTCCTGAAACATGCCGACGATGGAGTCAGCGGAGCCATCAAAGCTGGCAGCGGTCTCTTTAGCTGTTTGGTTGGCTTCTTGCTTGAAGTCTCCCATGCCGCTCTCGGCGTCTTTGAGGGAGCCCTTGACATTCTTGGAGAATGTTTTCTCCAGCTGGGTTCCCGTCTGCAGCGACGCCCGGTTAATGTCTTTGAGGCTGGCCTCAATCTTCTCCAGGTCGCGGGTGCCCTCTTTGCCGACGTCGCCTAATTGGTCGTTAATTTTCTCTAGGGCTTCGTCGACATTCTTGGCACCTTTGAGGACGCCTGACTCCTCGATGTCCATCTTGATGGATATGCCTTGGCTGGCCATTATTTGCTCTCTACGGCGTCGCGGAATGTGCGCACCGTGGTTTGTACCCAGAGGGCAGCTAGGCGGGTGATGATGATGTTGGCGGTGGGGTAAACGATGTAGCCCTTGCGTTGGCGGTGCTTAAAGGCAGTGTTTATTTGCCGGCTGTACCGGTATGCCTTGGCCCCTCGACGCCCTGCAATGGTTGCGGTGCGCCAGCTGGCGCCAAACTCGATGGCGGCAAAGTTGATGGCAGGGATCAGGCCACCTTTAGAGATTGCCTTGGTGCTTTTGGCGCTGGTGAGTTCAATGCCACGGGTGCCAATATTGACGCGGGCACTGGAGACCAGGACGCGCTGGGCGAGCCGGTTGGCTCCCGCTTTGTCAGAAAGGCTGGATTGCCACTCAGGCAGGATGGTTGCCCTGGAGCGTGCATAGAGTTCTTTTCTCAGGTCTTTGCCGGCTAGCCGGATGGCCAGCAGGGTCGCCTCAAGCTGGGGTGAGGATAGCTTGAGGCGACTAGACATTGTGGCGGGTGGGTGCGGCTTAGACGCCGGGGACCAGGGTGGGCTGGCCCTGGACGGGCAAGGAGACCGTCGTGGTGGCGAAGCTGTCCACCTGGCCACCGATGGCGCCGGTGGCGATGATGACAGTGGCAGTGAAGGAAGGGCCAGAGGCGCTCTTGGGCTTAAAGGTCATCAAGATAGAGGTGCCTTGGTTGGCGAAGAGGTAGGCGCTCAGGGAGTTCGTGGTGGCCCAGTCCTGGACATATGCGATATCAACGGCCCAGGTGGGCGCTGTCGTCTCGGTGTAGGTGGCGGTGGGGTTTAGGCCCTTGTAGGTTACGGCAGAGCTGGAGGGGGTAAAGGTGACGGCGGAGACGTGCTTCTCGTAGGAGTTGGTTCCTACGCTGATGAGTACGTCTTTCATGAACAGAGGGGCAACAGCGATTTGAGCCATGGTTTTTAATCCTTACTAGTTAGTACGGTGAGGTCGATGCGGTAGGCGGGTGCCTGGGAGTCACCAAAGGTGGAGCGCTCGGCGGTGCTCCATTGGATGAAGTCGATGGCGTCGATGGCCAGGATGACGTCGTCGAGGATGTCATCGAGGGCGTCCTCGGCGCGCTTCGGGTCGATGCCGGGGGTGATAATCCACAGGGCAAAGGTGGCCAGATAATCACCGATGGCGTTGGGTGCCTTGGTGAGCTTTTCGCGGTAAAGCATGACTACCGGTTTGTTTGCTTCCACGCCGTCGAGGGATCTGGGCACGTCCACCAGTTTCACCTGGGAAGGCAGCAGAGGTTTGAGGGCAGCGGCAAGCTGCGCGCGGGCGCCCATTAGCCCAGCACCGGCAGGCCCGCTTTTGTGCGGAGCAGCGCTTTGATGTTCCAGTCCAGGGGGAAGATGCGCACCTGGAAGCCATCAACACCAACACTGTCGTTTTGGTTGGCAATGTCGGACATATACAGGGCGCGGGTCTGTTTCAGTTGTGCTTGACGCCAGGAGACGGGCACGGCTTCGCCGGCGTGTAGGTTGCGGGCGTAGGCGGTGCATTGTTGCCGGGCGCTTTGCAGTAGCGCATACAGAGAAAGGTCGTCGACGGGTGCATCCTGCCATTGTTGGCGGGCCTGCTCAAGGGTGATCCATCCATCCAGTTTCTGAATCACAAACTGGTAGGGCTCGGCGGTAAGTAGCACGCCGCCGACGTCTGAGAATTTAGCGATCAGGGAGTAGACACCTGGCAGGGGAAAAGCTACGGCGGAGCCCAGGGAAACCTGCAGGGCTCCCAGGGCGGTGATGGTGGCCGGCAGGGTAACGCTGGTGAAGTCTGGCAGGGCAAAGACGACAGCGGCAGAGGTGTATTCGTTAAGGTTCAGCGGTTCGCCGGTCTCATCGGAGAAGTCAATGAGCGCGGTAAGTGGTGGCACGTCATCAACCCAGTAAGGGCCAATCTCAGCGGTGGGTAGCAGTGCCACGATGGGCTCCTTTCTGTTGGTAAGTAGTGGCCGCCCTAGCGGTATGCGTTAGGCGCATCCTGGAAGGGGGTCCAGGTAGGGCGACCACTACGGCTTATGGGTTAGACGACTGCGGCAGGCGTGACGAGGGCGAGAGCGCCAGCGTCGTGGAGGACTACAGCGTGGTAGCCGAACAGACCAACGTCGACGCCACCCTTGACCATGTCGATGGCTTCGACACGAACGGGAGCACCGGGCAGCTCGTGGCTGGTGGCAGCCTCACGGCTTCCCACCAATACCGAACCTGCTGGGACGTAGCTCGATGGGATGAGCTGGAATCCAGTGGAGCTTCCAGCTTCAAAGCCAACGGTCGCATTCAGGTAATTGAGGGCGTCGTTGTTCTTGGTCATCAAGAGGTCTCGGTAGAGGTCCTTAGCAACGATGGCAAAGGTCGGCACGGTTTCTTCGATGACGGCATCGATGCCATCGATGATGCGCGACCAAGCAAGATTTTCTGTTGCGGCCGTAGCCACTACCTGAGTAGCACCAGCCAGCAGAGCGGCAAGGGTAGCCTCATCTGTTGCCTTGGCGTAGGACTCGGTCATGCCCTTGAAATAGCCCTCCCAAAACCCGGGAACGTCGAAGTCGCGGTACTCTTTAGCGATGTCGTGAGCACCGGCCCAGCGCGTTGCGTTTACTTCATAAGACTCAGTGGCGGGTGCGTTCGAAGGAACGTTGCTCTTGTTGCCTGCCCAGGTGGAGACCTTGGGCTTGACCGTCCAGCGCCATCCGCTGATCTTCAGGCTGGAGAGGGAGCCGGAGCCAAGCAGGGGAATTATCTTTCGCTCGAAGGCGCGACCAGACCACAGTTCGCCAATCCACTGAGGCTGCATAATTGCCGTACCAACAGCGCCGGTTCCAGAGATTTTGACGTCGGAGAGTGCGCCGAAAAGGGTAGAGCTGGCTTCGCTATCGGGCATCGACATAAGCTCCGCGAACATGGAGCGAGAGCCATTGCGCAATGCATTAGTGAGGGTGTCGGAGATGGTGGAGAGGTTGACGGACTCGGGCGGCAGGCGGTGAGCCTGGAGCATATCGGGTGCAGTTGCAGAGGCCACGTTAGAGGCTCCATTCTGGTTAGGGTCGGTTGGTGGTGGTGCAGTGTCCTCGGTGTAAACCGAGGTGTCTAGGGTGCCATCAGGCAGTACGGTCTCAACGAGGATGGCATCGGGGTTGGCATCGGCGGCAATGATGACTTCGCCCTGGTCGTTGACGTTGACAACAGCATCGGGGGTGTCAGAGGCCAGCAGGGCAGCAGAGGGGAAGGCGCCCTGCTCGACGATGGCGGCACCAAAGAGGGAGCCGGAGACAGCAGCGCCGGCTCGAATAACAATGTTTTTTACTTCGGCGGAAAGCTTGGAGCGTTTGCCGCTAGCGATCTCGGCAAGGACAGTGTCGCCTTCCGGTGTGGCAGCGATGGAGAACGTGCCAACAATTCCAGCTGCAGTGTCCAAGAGCTCAGTGGCACGGCCCACAGGGTTTTCGCGGTCGTGCTGGGTGTTGACGGTAACAATGGAGGGGTCGCTGGGGATGGTGACAGCGCCGGCATTGATGCTGAACTTGCCAAGGTTGGTTTTACCTTGCTCCCCGTAGGGCAGCAGCAGGCCAGAGACGATGCGCTCGGCAACGTTGGCATATAGGGTGCCGGTCTCAATCTGGGCGGTGGTTGTCATGATGAGTTAGTCCTCCGTTACCGGCCCGGTTGGGCTGGGTGTCGTGGTGAGTAGGTCGGAAAGGTCAAAGCGCACACGCTGCCCAGAGGGGACAACGTCGTCCAGGCTCAGGCGTTGCTGGATGGGTTCCATCCAGTACGGGAGGGTGAAGTCAGCAAACTCGTTGCGCTGCCCATCCTGGGTGGAGTAGGTCAGGCTGGCAGTGGAGAGGCTGGCATCCATGAGGCTGGCAGGAATACCCAGAAAGGCGCCGATGTCGATGCGCAGGAAATTGCGGCCCTCAATGAGCAGTGAGGGCTCAGCGGTTCCCAGGGCGTTGGCCTGGATGTTGTACGGTGTGAACGCGATGGCGCCGTTAACGTCGGCACGCGCATCGGCCCAGGCTTGCACCAGGGAGACAACTTCGTCATATTCCAGAGGGTCATCGGTGGTCTGGTGCAGCTCAATAGCGGGGATGGGGTTAGTGGCTTTGCCTACCCAGGAGTTCTCTAGTTTCGCGGCGCCTTTGAGGGTGCGGGTAGCCAGTTGGAGCAGGCCCTCGAAGGGTCCAGGGATGAGGATAACTGAGTCTTTCTCGGCTGTTTGGCCATCGATGCGGATCTCTCCAGCGGCATCAATCTCCCAGCGCTCAATGGGGCAGCGGTCGGCGCGTTGAATAGTGCCGGCGCCATCGCGCTCGACGCCCCACAGAGACCAGCCAAAGAACATGAGGTCGTCAATGGTCCAGGCCATGCGGTGCCAGGGCGACACCTCGGTGTCTGTTCCTTGCAGCCATGCCGGCTGGGTAGCGACAGCGGCGTCCTGGTCGTAGGCGCGCAGCGGAAACTTAGCCAGCTGAGAGACAAGAATCTGTCGGCCCTTAGCAACAGCGGGGATGCTCATCGCTTCGGTGCGGTTGACGATGGCAGCCTCGACGCCAAAGATGTCAGACCAGACAACTTGGTTCAGCTGCCCAGTTTGCCAGGGCGAGACGATGCCGGTCGAAGGTGCGCTGGTGTTGAGCTGGCGGCCCCCCTCGATGAGGCGCAGAGCGTTCCGTATTCCCATAGCTAGAGACTGCTGTCTCTCTCTAACATTCTGAAATATTCCATATTCGCCTAGGCGTGTCGCTTGGCGTACATGGCCATAGTGGCGGCAGCGCCGCTTTGTTCAGGGTGGACGGCGCGCTCATGAGTGTTGGCTCTGGCATGGCCTTCCACCCTGGAGGAGGTCAGCACAATCCAGGAGGGGCATTCCGTGCAGTAGACAACGACAGAGTGTTCAGAGATGTCCAGCTTGATGGCCATCAACTGGCCTTGGCGGTAACGATTCCCATGGTTGCCCGTGGTTTCATGTTGTCAAAGGTGCGCAGCGCCAGGGTGCAGGCGACCAGGGGCGTGATGTCCCCACCGGAGAGGCGCCGGCCCCATGCCCATTGGTTCTCAGACAGGGGTCTTTTTGCGGCGCGGGCGGTCGCTTCGTTGAGCGATACCTGGTCGAAGTGTTTGATGCTGCCGTTGTGTAGCTCTTTCATAAACGTTGCACAACCGGTGGTGATGTCTTTCATGGCAGCGGGGCGGGTGCGCGGGCGGGGGCGTTGGCGGTTCAGCAGCTCAGCTTCAGCCAGGGCGGCTCCGATGGTGTCATGTCCAATGACGACGCGGTAACGCCTTGCCAGCTCGACCAGGCGCGGCACCAGCCAGGAGGTGCCCAGGCGGTGGTCGACAATCTCGATATAGGCGACGTCGTCGATACGCCAGGCGGCGGCGATGGATGCACTGCTGCCATCGGGGGCGACGTCGTAGCCAAAGGCAAAGAGGGCAGGTTTCTCGATGAGGGCACTCATGCCGGCGCGCCAGAGGTGTGGGTCGATGGCGCTGGTGGAGTAGTCCTCGGGCCAGATGCCCAGGTACTCGCGCATAAATTGTGGCATTGGGAGTTTCTCGAACCGCACCTGGATTGTCTCTAGGTCTGTCATGGTGCCGATGCCAGGATGGGCAGCTGTCCAGGTGGCCGGCTTGCCCGCGTCCTCGGGCGTGGTGGTATCGGGTGCAGCAAACTCAACAATGCCGGTTCCCTTGATAGCCTTGCGCCCTTCCTCCAGGGTCTCCCAGAACAGACCGCTGCGCCGCTCTCCTGCAGTTCCGGCCACGATGAGCTGCGCACCGGGGCGGGTGTCCATGGTGGGCAAGATGGAGCCCATGAGCTCAGCGCTGACTTCGACAGTGTGCTCTTGCGCTTCATCCAGGATAAGCAGGTCGTAGGCGTCACCTCGGAATGATTCCGGTTTAGGGGGCAGGACCTGGAAGAGGGAGCCGTTCAGGAATGAGACGTTCTGATTACCGGCACCGCGCATGATCCTGAAACCTCGCTCGGCTTCGTTGGGGTTGATGCGCTCCAGGTCGCGGGCCATCTGCAGGAAGCGGGCGCTGGCCTTGGTGCCAGATTGTGCAGTGAACAGGACACTGTAGCGGGGGCGGGCTAGGCAGCGGCCCAGGGCTAAAGCCAGCAGCACCGTGGTTTTGCCGGCACGCCTGGGCACGCACACCGCCATGGTGGTGTTTATCGGTTTGCCACTGGGCACCTGGTGGGCGTTCAGGGCGTCGGCTATCTTCCACTGTTGGTGGGTGGGGATGAATCCCAGGGCCTCGCAGCCAGCTAAGAACTCCGGCGCCCATTCTTCGGCATTCTCAAAAGAGGAAATGTGCAGCGCTGGCGTGCCACTGTCGCGCTGTGTGGTCTGTGTGAAGTCGTAGGACTCGCGTGGTTGGCCAAACTCTGGCCCCCCCCGAAATTGAGAAAAAGTTTTGCTGCCGGTAGCGGGGGTTGCTGCTTGCTGGTCAAAGAAAGCATCGATATCGATGAGGGCAGTGCTCTGAGTGCGCACGATGTCGGCTTTGCGTGGTGTCACCATGTGCGCGTGTTCCTCTTGGCTTGGTTTGTTTTGCGTGCGCCTTCCTTGCCACCTGCTGATCTGTTGCAGCTGCGATGGCTGGCGCCGTAGTCGGTGAGGCTTCCACCCTTGGCCAGGTCGACGATGTGACCGACGTCCCAGGGCGCGTCGTCGTAGACCGGATAACCACAGTGCACGCACGCCATCGGTAGCTGCGCCTTGATGGAAGCACGGGCACCCTTGGCATGTTTAGCCCAGGCCTGGCGGCGGTGATGTTGGCTCATGCTCAGCGGTTCCTTCGGTAGGCAATGGCGAAGTAGGCCACCCACAGGATGAGGGCAAGCGGGATGGCGACGGCAACAGGGATGGCTTCGATGGGTGCAGCGTTCAAGGTTTCTCTGTCCTGTAGGGATTGATGGGTGAGACGATGGCAGTACCGACAACGGCTTTCATGGCGTATCTCATGGCCTCGCTGTAGCCCTGCTCCCAGGCGTTAGAGAGTTGGTTGTTCAGCTCCCACTCGACGTGGTCCTCCCAGCTCACGAGCACGGCTCCATTAAGCGCTCTAGGTTTTTGTTGTAGTCGCTGAGTGTGTAGGGGTTGACGTAGTCGCGCATCCCGGCGTCTCTCATGGCTTCGTCGTAAGCGAGCTGTGCAGAGATGCGCGCGATCTGCAGATAGTCGCGTTTGCTGGTGGTCATAGTGCGTTCTCCTTTGTGACGTAGGCGGCAGCAGCACGCCAGCCAGCCATGCGGGTCATGGTCAGCGTTGAGATGAGGGCGGTGGCGTATTGCTCCGATGGTTTAAAGCCGGCGTTGGCGTCCTGGTAGTCCATCTCCAGCAGCTCCAGCGACAGCAGCGCCCGGCGCATCTCTTGCACCATGAGTGCCTGGCGGTGTCCTGGGATGCGGATGATGTCGATGAGGTCCTCTAGCTCCTCGATGAGCACTTTGCCTTGCTCGCGTAGCGTCATGCTGCGTTCTCTTCTCGTTTGTGTGGTGTGCGTTCGCAGTTCTCGCACCAGCCGCTTGCGGCGTACCTGTGGATAACTTGGCCGCTATTAACTTGAGTTTTCTTTTTTAGTGTTGGTGATGGGTTAAAGGACGGTTTGTAGGTCGCCAGCGACCCCTCTGTGATACCTCCAGCGACCTCCCTAGGCTCTTCAGATAGGTCGCTGGCGACCTCACTAATAAGGGCGTGCCGAGTGTCGCGGTGGTTCTTCGTGCCATCGCAGAAGTACGGGCAGCGCACGAGGACCTCGTAGCGGTTGGGCTGGTAAATGGTGGGTCTGTCTGGCAGCGCACCACCATTGGTTACTGTGCGGATCTCTCCGAGCTGCTCCAGTCTGCGCACGGCGTTGCGGGCATTGCGCAGATTAATATGGGCGTACTTAGCCAAGGTGGCCATCGCGGGGAATGCGCCGCCATCGCCGTCGTGGTTGGCGATGCCAATAAGGACCAGACGCGCTGCGCCAGTGGCTTGCGAGTGATGCAGCGCCATCGCCATGGATTCGATGCTCATGCGACGCCGCGCAACGTCTCAATGTCGCTCTTGACGTAGCGACGGTGCCCGCTTGGTAACACCACAGATTTAATGGAGCCAGCCAGCGCCATGCGGCTCAGTGTCTTGGTATGGATTCCAAGAACAAGCGCTGCATGGGCGGGGCGCATTAGCTCAGAAACCTGAGGGTTAGTTTCTTTTGTCATAGTTGGCAAGGTAGTCCATTACGGACTAACTGTCAATTACCTGGGCGACCTGGCTTAATGTCTTAATTGGGCGTAAAGTTTGAAATATGACACTGTACGAACTACCGGTAGAGCTAGTAACCGCTGATGAACTTGTCGGCCGTCGCGTGCATCACTTGATGTGGATGCGGTCAATGACACAAACGGCTTTTGCCGAGGTCACAGGATGTAATCAAAGCACCGTCGCCAAACGCCTCAAGGGGAAGCTGGGCTGGAAGGTCGAAGACCTCCTGCAGACAGCGCGGGTGCTAAAAACGTCCGTCGCGTATTTGGTCGGCGAAACAGACCTTGTTGATCTAGAAACAACGACAATGCGCCCTCGGCAGGACTCGAACCTGCGACCAAGAGATTACAAGGGCATCCTTTCACAGCTCCGGCAGGGTATCCAATAACCCTTTTATTTGCTGAGCACTAGCCTATTCTCTGAAAATTGTTTAGGGGAAAATATGGATAATGAGGCCCTTCTGATTGCATGGTCGCAGTTTCAGCGCGCAGAGTCCTGCGTGCCGGACACCATCAAAGAGCGAGAGATAGCCTTGCGGGCATTGCTTCGCCGAAGCTCTAAGAACTTCCTGGACTTGACGCGCTTGGATCTGATTGCAGACCTAGCTAGAGACGTCAAACCGCGCACCAGGGCTAACTATCGTTCGCTCTATCACACGTTTTTCACCTGGCTGCAGGATGAGGGCTACCGGCTGGATTGCCCAGCGGCACGCCTGCCCAGGACCAAGGTGGTCCACAATGAGCCAGACCCTATTGAAACAGCAGATATTGAATATTTGCTGGCCTCTGGTATCTATGGGAAGACCAGGCTGTACGTCTTGCTGTATGCCTATCAAGGTTTTCGCCCGGTAGAAATTGCGGCGGTGTGCGGTGAGTCCATCGACTATGAGGGCAGGCGTATTTTCTCGCTGGAAGGAAAAGGTGGGAAAGAGGTGTGGCGCCCGCTGCATCCCCTGGTCTGGGCAGAGCTGCAGAAATATCCGCGCGTCGGTGCCCTGTTCCCGTCCCCTCTGGGTGGCCATGTAGGCAGGAAGAACGTCTCTAATGTGCTCTCCCAGGCGCTCAAGCGTGCCGGCATCAAGCACCGGCCCCACAATTTGCGGGCATGGTTTGCGACCGAGCAGCTAGAGGCCGGCATCTCGGCGCCCATTGTGCAGGCCACCATGCGGCACTCCGATGCGCAAAGCATCCGCCACTACTACCGGCCCTCCCAGGAAGCCATGGCGCAGGCCCTTGCCGTGCTTCCCCTGGTACAGGTGCCCACCAAGTCTGGACGCCAGGCAGCCTAGGTTTTGGTGTTGCTCACCGGCATGACGTTTAAGGCAACACCGGCAACACCCAGCCAGGCGGCCAGCTGGTCAGCGCTCAGCCAGCCATAGATCAGGACCAGGCTGGAGAGGGCTAAGAGGATGCGGTAAATGTAGGCGCGTGTTTTCTCTGTGGGCCACTTCATTCGTTATCTTCCAGGTCGATGACGGCTTTGGGCGGGTGCGGTGCCGGCGGTGGGTGTCCACCGTTGATGTGTTGAATCAGCTGCTGGATGTAAAACCATTGCGCGCGGTTGCGGTTCTCGCTGCGCGTCATGCGGGTTTCTAGGTTTGTTCGCCTGGTGGCCCAGGTCGTTATCCAGGCAGCAGAGGCAGCAATGACAGCGGTGGCGATGATGACTGTCCACTCGGGCATTAGCTGTCAGCTGCTAGGCCATGCTGAGCGATGAGGGTGGTGACGACAGCGGCAGAGAGGTTTGCAAACTTGTTGCCGTTGGATGCAAAGGCCAGCCACGTTGGATAATCCAGGGGCGTAAAGGCAGAGTTGGGGCGTTCCTGCCAGTAGATTTGCCCCCCGTTGGTGTCGCCATCTTGGATGCGGTAAAAAGCTCCTGTTGCCATGTTGTTCTCCAGTTCTGTTTCGTTATGTTCGGGCTGCCAGATGGCGATCGGGTGCCCATCGATGTCCTCGGACCAGCCGATGAGGGTGACGTTCAGCGCTGCGCTAATGGCGTCCAGGGTGGGAAAGAGTGTCTGCCCATAGCCTGCAGCCGGTGAGGAGAGAAAGCCTTCTCCAGGCAGCCAGGCGGCAACGTGCCCCCACTGTTTGACGCCCTCGCCGTCATAGTCGCCAAAGTGGCTAAACCATACCGGCACCGCAATCGGTGGGAATGCGTCATCGGCATGAAAAGAGGTTGTCGCACCACACGCGATCCAGGCAGATTTATGCGTGGTGGAAATGTTGAAGACGCGCTGGGCAAAGCGCAGGCACCACCCAGCCTTATCCTGGGCGCCTCGGTTGAGGTCAACAGATTGAATCCACACTAGGGCGCCTGCACTGGGTAGGGGTTGGCGATGTCGATGGCGGCGATGGCGGCCAGCCATTCTTTCTCTGTTGCTTCGCCGCGCTGGGCTTTAAAAAACAGCGGATCGGCCTCGGTGGTGTAGAGCTGGCGGCGGGTATCTTTAACCGCTTGCAGGTCTCGCTCATAGGCGCCAGCCGCCCATGCTGCGCGCTCTTCTTTCTCGGCTGCTGTCATCTCGCGTTCAATAATCTCGGTCATGGTTATCTCCTTAGTTGTTGTAGCCGTAAACAGTGAGGGTGCCACTCATGAGCAGGCTGGCCGGGATGAGAGAGAAGCCATCGAATACGGTGGCAGCGGCATACATGCCCTGTGCGTTCCAGGCGTGTAAATATCCACCGGCGACAGAGGAAGAGGTAGAGGTGGCCTGGGATTGTGTCACGGCAGCCAGTGCCGGCGCCATAATATCCATGACGATGGCCAGGCCCGATTCTGAGAGGGTCCCTAAGCTGGTGGACGTTCCTGCCCAGGCACCAGAGGGGGAGCTGGAGACGGCACTGGCAGAGTTCAGGAAGAGATCTGTGCCGGCGTACCGGTAGGTGGTGCTTGCCTGGTCCACTCCTGCCGTGCGATAACGCAGGTTCAGGGCAACGCCCCCGGCGGTCGTTGACGCTCCCGTGAGCACGATGAGGTAGTTGCGGTAGGCGGCACTAAAAACACCGTTGAGGCTCAAGCTTGATGCACCAGTGAACGTGATGGAGCCGTTGGTGCTCACGGCAGCGCTGCCGGTCGCCACGACCACAGAGGTCGCTTTGACAGGGATCAGACCAGCCAGAGAGCCTGCTTCCAGGGTTGCCAGGCGGGCACGGTCAGCGGTGAACGCTGCGGAGGTGGAGAGCGTTCCCAGTTTGAGCAGGTCAGAGAATAGGGCGATGTTGTCATCTTCGCCATATTGCCAGATTGCATTTGCATCATATGCGCCGATTGCCATGGTGTCAGTTCCTTAGGTGTTGAGAGGTTGGCGGGTGGTTACGGTCATGGTGTCAGCGGGGAAAGCCCAGCTGGTGGCCTTGATATAGAGATGCTCTGCGGGCTTACCAAGGATGTAAACGTCGCAGGCCATCGAGGGCTGCAGCGCATAGTTTGAAACAGCAGTGACGTGCAGCTGGTGGCCACGGGCAAGCGCTCGGTCGAGGATGCGCTGGGCAGCTCCAGGACCGGGGTAGC